GCTCAAACATCTCTAAACCTAGTCAGACCTATGTGTTGTGTCAAGACGTAGTAGAGGTTAAAAACCATCGGCGAATAGGAACACATCTGCATGAGCAGTACGTCAGAAGCGTTGTAGCTACGTTGAAAGTTACGTTTGGTTGTCCACAAGATAATGCGGCCAATAATCTTGCTGTCAGACGCAGTGCTAAACACCTTATGGTAAGGCACACGGTCAGGCACACAGATATAGCTCGCATTATTGACCGCGTTGTTGCAGGTGTGTTCATTCCTAATGAGCACGAGTTATTTGCTGCCAAGATGAAGAGCAGTAATATGACTAAGGAGCTGCGGCGTGAGTTGAACAATGCAGAACCCCAAAGCTTCTGGCAGAAGTTTTGGCACCCTTTCTCCCGAGGCCGTCAAGGTCTTGAAGAAAAGGTGTGAGGAGGCCTTGGCGTGGTCGAGGGGGTGTCACATAGTACCAAACTTAGTGATCCTAGGCTCACCGTCGACAAACACGCTAAGGAAGTAGCCAGACACCGCAAGTTGTTCTCTATTAAAGAGCTGTCCCCCAACTTGGATCTAGGTGTGAATAATGCGGATATTAACACATTGGAGTGTGCGTTGTTGACACGCATGTACTATTGCAAGGTCGGGGAAGACTTTGTATCTCCACCACCCGTGAACACGGATCTGTTCGCGGCTCGTCTCGAACCATTCAAGCAGCGGTTGCTTATGAATACTCGAGCTCCCCCCAAATTTACCTTGCAGGAAACTGTGGAGACGTATGCGGGCAGACGCTTGACTATTTATACCAATGCATTGAAAAAACTAGAGACAATCGGGCTATCAAGGGAGGACGCTAAGTCAATTGCGTTTACCAAGATGGAGCTGGTGAACCCCAGCAAAGCACCTAGATGCATACAGCCTCGAGACCCGGCGTACAACCTCAGTCTCGGCCGTTACATCAAGGCCGCTGAACACAAGATATACGATGGAATACGTCGAGTGTTTGGCGATGGACCTACAGTGATGAAAGGTTACAATGTGGAGGAAATCGGTTCAATTGCCAGAGGCAAATGGAACTCTTTTTCATGCCCCGTTGCGGTTGGCCTTGATGCCACCAAATTTGACATGCATGTTTCGCCAGCAGCGTTGAGTTGGGAACACTCCATTTATATGGAGTTGTTCCACAACCCGGCCGAACTGCGCAAACTGCTAAGTTGGCAAATGGACAACCGTGGCGCTGGTTTCTGTCCCGATGGTAAACTGAAGTACCGTGTGAAGGGGAAAAGATTCTCAGGTGACATGAACACTGGTCTGGGTAATTGCATACTCATGTGTGCAATGGTCCACGCTTATGCTGAGGAGAGGGGGGTGAGTGTGAAGCTTATGAATAATGGGGACGACTGCGTGGTTATCATGGAGTCGTGTGATTTAGCTAAGTTCAATTATGAGTTGGACTCATGGTTTTTGGCCATGGGTTTTAGGATGGTAGCCGAGCCACCAGTTTATCAACTCCATCAGATTGAATTTTGCCAGATGCATCCCATTGAAATTGGCGACACATGTCGTATGGTTCGGAATATCGTCCCGTCTTTGAGAAAGGACACGTTGACGGTACACAACCTTGGGGATGATGCGACACGCGAGGCGTGGTGCACTGCTGTAGGAACCGGTGGAATGAGCTTGACGGGAGGTGTTCCGGTAATGCAAAATTTCTACCAGTGCTATCAACGGATAGGCTGTATGAGGATGAGCAAGTTCACAGACGACGCTACATTCGCTACCGGCATGAAGTTGATGAGCCGCGGAATGACAAAACAGTATGTTAAACCTGATGCTTGGACACGAGTGCAGTTTTTTGAAGCCTGGGGCATTCTTCCGGATGAACAGGTGGCCATTGAAGACTACTTTGATAAGTATGTGTTTGATGGCACCATCGTAGATGGTATAGAAAACGACGGTTTAGCTTTCCATAATTTCGGGCTGTAAAGGCCCGGGTACGATCCAAGACATAAAACTCCCCCATACCCGATAAAAATTAGTTCGTAGAGCGCAGTCTACAATGGTAAAAAGCAACAAAAACAAGACACCGGGCGGCAATACAGCCCGGAACAAGCGACGTAGTATGCGTCAAGCTA